ACAAGCGTTTTGAATTTAGAAAATCTTTTTTTAAAAGTATTCCTGATAGATGTTACATTTATTCTACAAAACCTGTAGGCAAGATAGTTGGTTTTTTTACCATTAAACAAGTTTTAAGAGATGAACCAGAAAAAATATGGCAAAAAACAAGTAAAAAGTCAGGGATTACAAAGGATTTTTTTGACGAATATTATTCAGGAAAAAATAAAGCGGTAGCAATAGAAATAGATAGGTTGTTTGCTTACAAAACACCTAAGAATTATCATGAAATAGATATAAAAGGGAAGCCACCGCAAACATATAAAACGATTTGAAGAAGCTGATTGCTTCTTTTTTATTTTTAAAAGTAAGGAAGTGAGGCGATTGGCTAATGAAGAAAACTTAATACCAGGAAATAAACGAAGTAAGAGTGAACTTAGAGAAATCACTAGAAAAGGCGGTATAGCTTCCGGTAAAGCAAGAAGACGCAAAAAAGAATTTAAAATAATAATTGAACAAGCTTTAAACTCAATAATTCCCAATGAGAAAGCGCAAAAAAAGCTAGAAAATCTTGGCTTTGACCCAACTTTCCAATCGGCTATTGCGCTGAAAGTAGTGGAACAAGCTATGAATGGTAATTTAAGAGCAGTTGAGTTAATTTCAAGTGTATCTTTTGCTGGAAAAGATAGCCTGGATAAGAAAGAGCAAAAAGAACGCATAAGAGCATTACAGCTTGAAAACGATAAGAGACTGCTTGCTTTATCTGATAATGACAAAACAGAAAGCACTCTTGCGGAATATTTTGATAGGTTGGACGAGGCGTTAGACAAATGAGCTTAGAAAAATTGTATCACAAAAAGCAAATAGAAATTTTGAAGCGTGCAAAACAAAGCGACTGGTTTATGATGATCAATCATGGTGCTGTTCGTGCTGGAAAGACGCAAATTGATAACGATTTGTTTTTAAAAGAGTTGTTAAGAGTAAAACACAATGCTGAACAGGATAGAGTTAGCAAACCAATGTATATTTTAGGTGCTGTTAGTGCAGGTACTTTATACACAAATATTTTACGAGAAATAGAAGATAAATACGGAATAACTTTTAAGTTTGACAGGTATGGAAATTTTACTCTTTTTGGAGTATACGTAGTGACTACATTTACAGGTTCAATAGCAGGATTGCGTGCTATTCGAGGAATGACATCTTACGGAGCATATATAAACGAAGCAACACTAGCTAACAAGGAAGTTTTTGACGAAATTATTAAACGTTGTTCTGGGGAAGGGGCTAGAATAATTTGCGATACAAACCCTGACAATCCTAATCATTGGCTAAAGACGGACTATATCGATAAAGCTGATAATAAAAGAATAGTTACTTTCCATTTTACTATTTTTGACAATACATTTTTAAGCAAAAGATACATCGACAATTTAATAGCCACCACGCCTGATGGAATGTTTAGTGATAGAGGAATATATGGTCTTTGGACGGTTGCAGAAGGTGCTATTTATTCAGATTATGATAAAAACGTCCACGAAGTGGTTGAATTGCCTAAGATGGTTAGATATTTCGCTGGAGTTGACTGGGGATACGACCATTATGGATCAATTGTAATCATTGGCGAAGACAAAAGAGGTAACTATTATCTTGTGGATGGCATTGCAGAGCAATACAAAGAGATTGATTGGTGGGTTGATAGAGCTAATGAGTTTAAGGAGCATTACGGCAATATTATTTTTTGGTCAGATAGCGCTCGCCCTGAACATGTAACGAGATTTCAAAGGGAACGTTTAAAAGCAAGGAACGCTAACAAGTCGATTGTTTCGGGCATTGAACATATCGCCAAACTTTTGAAAGAAAATAATTTATTTATCAAGCGAGGGGTTATTCCTCGTTTTTTTGATGAAATCTATCAATACAAATGGAAGCCAAACAGCACCAAAGATGAACCGTTAAAAGAATATGACGATGTGCTAGATGCCTTGCGTTATGCTTTGTACTCGCAGTGGCTGATAGATAACAGACCAACAGGTAATCAGTTTAACGTTTTACGTCAAGGCCTTGGTTACTAGAAAGGACAATAATGTATATAGAATCATTTAGAGACAGCACGGGTAAAACAAAGACACTTGAATTTAGATTCCACCGTGAATCTCGTATGCGCTACGAAGCAGATGACGAAGATAGCTTATTCGCAGAAGATAATAAGCTGCTCAGGGAATTTATAGAGCATCACGAAAAAACGCAAAAACCACGCATTCAAGAGCTTTTAGACTATGCCGAGGGTAACAACCACGACATCTGCGAAACAGGCCGTAGGAAAGACGAGGACATGGCTGATGTGCGTGCTGTGCATAACTACGGCAAGTATATCTCAACAATTAAACAAGGCTATCTTGTCGGCAATCCAATCCGTGTGGAGTACGAAGACGGCACAGATGAGCAACAAAAGCTGTTAAAGGATATTGCGACTAAAAACAACTTCCACCAACTAAACCGTAGACTTGTCAAGGACTTGTCTAAGGTTGGTAGGGCGTATGAGCTTATCTATCGCAGTAAAAAGAACACAACAGAGGTTGTGAGACTTGATCCTAGACAGGTTTTTATCGTCTATCAAAACGACGTTGAACAGTCTAGCTTAGTGGCTGTACGCTACTTTAGTAAAAGCTTGCTAGACGTCACCTTGAAGATTGTAGAGGTCTACACAAAGACACAAGTCATTAAATTTGAGTATGACGGTGAGTTAACAGAGATTGATCGTAGCCCTCATAGCTTTGGTTCTGTGCCAATTACAGAGTATTTAAACACCGATGACGGCTTAGGAGACTATGAGACGGAGCTGTCACTGATTGACTTATACGATGCAGCACAGTCTGACACAGCTAACTATATGCAAGACTTGTCAGATGCCATCTTAGCGATTATCGGGCGTGTGTCATTTCCTGACTACGTTGATACACCGGCTAAGGAGATTGAGTACCTACGTATGATGCGCAAAGCTCGCTTCCTTAACTTAGCGCCTCCTGTCGACCAAGATGGTCGTGAAGGGTCTGTAGATGCCAAATACTTGTATAAACAGTATGATGTAAACGGTACTGAGGCATATAAAACACGTATCGTGTCAGATATACACAAGTTTACAAACACTCCAGATATGACGGATAGCAAATTTGCGGGGCAACAATCTGGTGAGGCGTTGAAATGGAAGGTGTTTGGACTTGACCAGGAACGTGTAGATATGCAAGCGCTGTTTGAACAGTCGCTTAAACGTAGATATAAACTTATCGCACGTATCAGTCAATTGCTTAAAGAGATTGATGGTTTTGATATTAACAGGCTTAAAATCACATTTACACCAAACTTACCTAAGTCGTTGCAGGAAAAAATTGATGCGTTTAAAGCGCTGGGTGGTGAGTTGTCACAGAGGACAACGATGTCAATCACGGATATTGTAGAGGACCCAACTAAAGAATTTAAAAATATCCAAGCAGAGCGACAAGAAGAAGCGAGCAACAACCCAGCATTATCTGATTTTGACTTGGAGGTGCTAAGACGTGAAACAGACGAACAGTAATATAGCCTATAACCGTGAAAGAAAAGCTATGGACGCATGGGCCAAGACGGATTTAGATCACGAAGCTATGTTAAAGCAGTTATATACGCAGTCTAAAGCGCAAGTAGAAGCGAACATAGACCTTTTTTATATGTGTTATGCTGACAAACATGGACTTGATAAGCGTACTGCGAAGAAGTTGGCGGACGGTTTTGATGTTGCAGCTTATCAAAATATGGCTAAAGAAGCCGTTGCTAAACGTGATTTTAGCAAAGAGGCGAATATGTGGCTAAGTGTATATAACTTGAAAATGAAAGTAAGTCGAGAGGAGTTATTAAAAGCGGAGTTGAACTACGAACTACTTAAATTGCACAGCAAAATGGACAATCAGATGCAACTTGCTAGAGAAAAAGTTGCGCTTGATGAGTTAAAACGTCAAGCTGGGATTTTAGGTGGTCAAGGGTCAGTTGCTAAACGTTTGAAAGGTATCCTAAACGCTGATTTTTACGGAAAAAACTTTTCCGAACGTGTTTGGGGGAATAACGGTTTATATCACGAGACACAAAAAAACCTTTTTAGTTCGCTTTCTCGTATAGCCACTGACATGCAAGGGTATAAAAAAGAAAAAGAACGGTTGATGAGACGTTTTGATGTTGCAGAGCATGAAGCACTGAGACTTCTTAAAACCGAAAGCGCAAGAATTAGAAGCGATGTGCAACTGGATGCTTACAAGAAAAACGGATTTACGCATTATATTTTTGTTTGTGAACCAGGTGCCTGTAAGATTTGCACGCCTTACGATAAAGAGCGATTCGAGGTAGAAAAAGGAGCAACAGCTGTAACCATGCCACCGCTACATCCGAATTGTAGGTGCTCAACTTACGGAGAGGTCGATTATGACAGTGTTATAAAATAAAATCAGGAGGAAAACATGCATAAACGCACCAAGAAAAAACGAAAATTGGAAACAGCAATTGTGATGCTTATCGCAGAGAATGCCATGCAAGCAGAAGCTCTTAGAAATCAAAACAAACAAATTACAGAGCTGAGAGCGATTATACAACAAAATGCCCAAACTACAAATGAAGAGTTTGCGACTGTTAAAGCTGCTACTTTAGATAATCAAGTATCTATTGCAGATATTGCAATTGACGTTAACTACATCAAGAAAAATTATAAGCGCAAGTGGGGGAAATAAATTCTAAACTGATCGAATTCGACCCCTTTAGAATCAAACTAAGTCGTAGGAATACGGTTTTTTATTATGTCCAAGCATTGACGACGATAAAAGCTATGGAATTAATAATCGGGGACGATTTAAAACATAGGAGGTGCCAATCATGGCAGAAGAAACACAAGTAGTTGAGACGGTTGAAGAGCAAGTGGTACCTGAAGCAAAACAACCGCAAGACGAAAAAAAGTATACAGATGCAGATGTGGACGCTATCATCGACAAAAAGTTTGCGAAGTGGAAGTCAGAACAAGAAGCTGAGAAATCGGAAGCCAAGAAAATGGCTAAGATGAACGAGAAAGAGAAAGCAGACTATGAAAAGCAGAAGCTGTTAGACGAATTGCAAGAGCTAAAAAACGATAAGACACGCAATGAGTTAACAGCAGTAGCTCGTCAAATGTTTGCAGAATCTGAAATCAACGTCAACGATGACGTGTTAGGTTTAGTTGTGACTTTGGACGCAGAACAAACAAAAGCAAATGTAACAACGCTAGCAAACGCATTTGCTAAAGTTATCGCTGATGACCGCAAAGCTCTTGTACGCCAGACCACTCCGTCAACAGGCGGTGGCTTGAGCAAACAAACCAATTACGGTGCTAACTTGGCTAGTAAGGCAGCACAACAAAGCACCAAGCTTTTTTAGGGGGAAAACATGATTAAACGACAATTAACAACATCAAAAGAAATCTTGCATAATTTAGATTATGATGCTATTTCTGTGACCATTGATTCGCAAGACAGTAAAGCAGTAGCGGAAAAAGATGGCAAGAAAATCATCCCAGCAGGAACAGTTTTAGCTGGTAAATCTAAATCTATCTTTACTGACCGCTCGGAAAAAGTAAAAATCATTGACAATACAGCAGCAGGGAGTGCAGACTACATTGACGGCATCTTACTTACAGACGTTGACGTGACAAACGGGGATGCCACAGGGACTTGTGTCTATCGTGGCACTATCAACGCTGATAAGTTGGCGGATGCAACTCTTGCTCAAGACCCAACAAAATCATTAACTAAACACTTACCGCACATTGTCTTTATCAAAGGAGGTAAATAATGGCTTACATTCACGAGATTATCACATCTGAAAATATTAAAGGATTTTACGACAAAAAGAAAGGCGAAGTAGAACTTACGCTTGGAGAAAAGGCGTTTCCGTCTAAACAACAATTAGGTCTTAAATTATCGTTTATTAAAGGTGCAGCAGGGCGTCCTGTAACGCTTAAAGCAGCTGCTTTTGATACAAAAGTGCCATTACGTGACCGCATGGCTGTAGATTTGATTGACGAAGAAATGCCATTTTTTAAAGAAGCTATGCTTGTTAAAGAGGCTGACCGTCAACAACTCAACATGTTAGCGCAAACTAAAAACCAAGAACTTATCGATACAATCTTGTCGTCTATTTTTAATGACAAAGTAACGCTTATCTCTGCCGCTAAAGCACGCATCGAAGCAATGCGCATGGAAGTGTTGTCATCTGGAAAAATCCATATTGCGTCAAACGGCGTCATGAAGGATATTGACTACGGAATGACCAAAGAGCAGACAACAAAAGTTGAAAATAAGTGGTCAGAAGCAACTACTGCTAAGCCACTAGCGGATATTACAAAAGCTATCGAAACAATGGCAGAACGTGGATATACCCCAGAAGGCATTGTCATGAACTCTAGGACATTTAGCCTGATTAAAAACGCAGAAAACACTTTAGAGGTCGTGAAACCTATGGCGCCGCAAGGTTCAGCGGTTACTAAAAAAGACTTAAACACATACCTTGAAGATGAACTACAAGTCAAAGTCATCCTAAAAGACGGCATGTTTGTTGGTGACGACGGAAAAGCACGCAAGTACTTCCCAGATGGCGTTGCTACACTTGTTCCTAACGGGAGTCTCGGTAGCACGGTGTTTGGTACAACTCCAGAGCAATCGGATTTGATGGGCGGTCAAGCCACAGATGCAGAGGTCTCGATTGTTGAAAACGGTATCGCTGTTACAACGACTAAGACAACAGACCCTGTTAATGTCCAAACCAAAGTATCTATGATTGTATTGCCATCGTTTGAACGTTTGGCGGAAGTACAAATCATTGATGCCAACGGCGAAGAAACTAAAAAAGAAAACAGTTTTGAGATGTAGGAGGTCAATATGCCTAGAGTAATTAGAGCATTTAAAGATAAAGTAACAAAAGTAGTCTACGAAGTCGGCGATATTTACTCGGGCGACCGAGTAGAGTTTTTGACAGAGGGCGGTGTTTTAGAACCGTCTGTAGACTTTGACAAGCTAAAAGTGAGTGAGATTAAAAGCAAACTTGACGAACTAAATGTTGGGTATGATGCTAAACTTAAAAAGTCCGATCTATTGGAGCTTTTGAAGCAAGCAGTCGACTAGCTAGGAGGCGTTTATGCAAAAGATAAACACAGATAGCATTATAGCTAACGTAAAGCTCGATTTAGACATTGAGGACGACAATCAAGATCAATTGTTGGAGATGTTGCTAAATCGTATTACAGACCACTTTAAAGCAAATTATGGCGTGTTAGAAATTGACAATGCTTTTTCTTTTGTCTTGGAAGATTGTCTGATTGCTCGTTTTAACCGTAGAGGTTCAGAGCGTGCCAAAACAGAGGAAGTGGAAGGTCATAAAACAACCTACTACGACCACTTAAACGAATTTGAGCCCTACGATGCCATGATTAAACAAAAACTCAATTTGATACAAAATAAGGCTAAAAAAGGAGGTCTATATTTTTTATGAGATATGCAGACCGAATTAGCTTTGTGACCAATCAAGATGAGCGATATGATCCTGATTTAGGAGAGTACACAACAGGCGAGACTACACAAAAAGTCTTGCCTTGTTTTGTCATGGATTTGGGCATGGCTAAATCTGTGCAGATTTTTGGGGATTACCAAAAAACACGTAAGGTTGTTTATTTGCGCCAACCTTATACAGATACGTTTGACCACTGTCTTTATAGAGGCAAAAAATATAAGACTCAAGTAGATAAGCAGTCTAACACTGTTTTTTATCTTGAGGAGGTGATTTAATGCCAGGCGTAAGCATCGAATGGAAAGGCATTGAAAAAGCTTTTAGCAAGCTTGTAAACGCCCCTGGAAATATCGACAGACTAATTGATGCAGCTGTTAAAAACCACGCCGAGAAAGTTAAAACAGAGGCTATGCGAATAGCTCCTTATGATACTGGTTTTTTACACGATAATATTTACACATATTATCCTGGTAAGGCTTGTGCAGAAATTATTTCTAACGCTGGATATTCTGGATTTTTGGAGTACGGCACAAGAAAAATGCATGCTCAACCATTTTTAAGACCAGCTGTTGAGACTATTATGCCAGAGCTCGAAAAAGACTATCGCAGTGTTATTAGGAGGGCTTTTAAATGACACCTAACACGGCTGTTTTTAGGCAAATTTTTAAAGAGTGTTTAAGGGTAACTAAAAATACCTATGATTATTTGCCGAATGCCAATACTAAATATCCATTTGTTTACATTGGGGAGTCATCTAATACACCTAACAATAACAGCGAAATGATGGGAATGATTAGGCAAACAATACATGTTTATGGAGAGTTAAAAAAACGCTCTGAAATAGATGATATTGTTGCTAATTTACATGACAAAATCATTTCTCTAACATCCGCGTACGGTTATAATATTCAGATTGATCGCATTAACGAGCAAACATTACCCGACAACTCAGACACGACACCGCTATTGCATACGGTGTTAGATGTCTATTTAACTTATACAAAAAAGGAGAATAAATGGCTGAATTAATTCAAGGAAAAAGCTTTTTGCTGTTTTTCCGTCGTTTCGCCGATGCAAAAAAACAAAATGCTGCAAAATTGCGATTCCAAACAGAACATTCTATTAAGATGGAGAAAGAAACAGAAACAACTAAAACTAAAGATGGAGTTGTTAATTCTTTATCTGATGGAGAAAATACAATTGATATTAAGTCTTTAGCGTACAAAGAGGATGAAAATACTACAGCAACTTGGAAAGAACTACGCAAATGGTTTAAAGCGGGAGACATTGTTGAGGTTTGGCAAGTTGACTTAACATCTGAAAAGAACAAAGAATATGAAGTTGATTACTTCCAAGGATATTTTAAATCTTTTGAAATCTCTGCACCAGCAGATGGCAAAGTTGAGCTATCAGCCACTTATGCAATCAACGGAAACGGAGTCGAGCATAAAGACAAACTTACCACGGAGCAACAACAAGCAGCATCATCTGCTCAATACGAATACGCAAAAATGGAAGCAACTAAGGAAAACAGCTTTGAAATGTAGTTTTTGGTCGCATTTAAAATGCGACCTTTTTAGTAAGGAGAAATTTAAATGGAAGTAACTATTGGAAAGAAAACACATGAACTTATTTTTGGTTTTAAATTTTTGAAGTTTATCAATAAAGTTCGTTCAGTTACCATGGACGGCGTATCAACAGGCGTTGGTGGGATGACCATGATTGAAGCTGGAGCAGGATTTAAAGATCCAGAAGTGCTTGAAATCATTTTAAAGGGTGCTACAAACACCTCCAAATCAAAACCAACAGATGATGAATTAGAGAGCTTTATTGAAGATCTGATTGTAACAGGGGAATATATTGATTTTTATGATGAAGTAATGGCAGAAGTAAAAAAGGATGTAATCCTCCGTCAAGCTATCGCAGGAAATCAAAAAATCGAAGCAGCGGCCAAAGCCAAATAGATTTCTCCTTCGACGATTTAATGGCAATAGCAATCGGACGTTTTGGTTTAGGATTAAAAGACGCTGAGCGTTTAACATGGCATGATTATTGTATTTATGACTTGGCTTACCAAGTTAAAATGCAGGAACAAGAAACCATGCTTGCTAAACAAGCTTGGTTTAGTCAAGCGGCCAAAGCGACAAAAGGGAGTGGTAAAAGTATTAAACCTGCTTATAAAAACTTTAATGAATTTTATAACGCAGAGAAAGCTTTTGCTTCTGTTTTTGGAGTTGCTCAAGAAACACAGCGATTATCTATTGCTGATTTGAATCGTGCAATTAACCGAAAGGAGATATAGATGGCAAGCGTTGCGGATTTTACACTGATAGCACTGATTAAGGCGGATGCTAGTGGTTTTAGAGCGGGTATTCAAGATGCGAAAGGTGCTCTTGAATCTTTGCAAGCTTCATCTGGCAACAAGTTACAAAAAATCAGTGATAGTTTTGTTGGCGTAGGCAAGGCATTGACCGCTGGATTGACATTGCCACTAGCTGCAGTTGGCGGGGCTTCACTGAAAGCTTTTTCTGAGTATGATACTGCATTAATTGGAGTGCGCAAAACCACAGATATTTCTGGGGATGCTTTAAAAAGGTTTAGTAAGCAAATTATGGGGTTGTCCCGTGAGATGCCAAACAGCGCTGTCGAGATTGCCAATCTAGCAGAGGTAGCAGGACAACTTGGTATCCGTACGGATGAAGGTGGCAAACACCTAATCAACTTTTCAAAAATCGCGGCTCAAATGGGGACTGCGACAAATATGTCATCTGAGCAAGCCGCAAATGCAATGGCGCGTTTAGCAAATATTACTCAAATGCCACAAACACAGTTCCATAGGCTTGGGTCAACTATCGTTGCGTTAGGGAATAATTTAGCTACAACTGAATCTGAGATAGCGGATATGTCCCTACGTTTGGCAGGGACAGGTCACCAAATCGGTTTGACTGAAGCACAAATAGCAGGGTTAGCGGCTGGTATGAGTTCTGTCGGCATTAACGCAGAAGCTGGCGGATCTGCATTTTCTCGCGTTATGCAAAAAATGAATACGGACGTACTGTCTGGCGGCGAAGGTTTGCAGAGGTTCGCAGCAGTAGCTGGCAAAACAGCAGAAGAATTCGCCCAAACGTGGCGGACTAACCCACAAGAGGCTATTGTTACTTCGTAAAAGGTTTGGGCAAGGTAAAAGAAAGCGGCGGAGATGTCACCGAAACTCTGAAAGATTTGGGTATCAATTTGATTCGAGAAATAGACACCCTAGCACGTTTAGCTGGAGCAGGAGACTTACTAGCCAAGTCTTTTGGGATTGCAAATAAAGCTTGGGCTGACGGAACTGCTTTACAAAAAGAAGCAGATGCAGCTTCAGAAAGTTTTGCGAATCAATTAAAGAAACTAAAAAACGCCCTATTCGAGGCTGGGACAGTAATAGGTGGACAATTAGCCCCTCATGTTGGAAAGTTAGCTGAAGATATTAGAAAAGTGGTGCAAGCCTTTAACGACTTAGACCCCAAGGTTCAGGCCAATATCGTAAATTTTGGTTTATTTTTAGCTAAAATAGGACCAGCTATTTATATTGTTGGTAAAATTATCGGAATGATAAGTAAGATATCGTTAGCGATATCATTTATAAGTAAGCTTGCAACGGCTTTTAAAGCCGCAGGCGGTGCTATAGCTGGTTTCAAAGCTATTATAGCTCTTACTGGCGGGCCTATCGCTTGGATTATAGCAGCAATAATGGCTCTCGTAGGAGTTATAACCTATTTGTGGACGACTAACGAAGGCTTCCGAAACGCCGTTACAGGCATTTGGGAAGCTATAAAACAAGTATTTTCTACAGCATGGGAATTTATCCAAAGCGTGTGGAGTGCAGCACCAGAGTTTTTCTCTGGAATTTGGGAGCAAATAATTTCCACAGCCACACCAATGTGGGAAGAATTCGTTAATTCCATGGGGCCTTTGGTAGAGGCGTTTAAAAATCTTTGGAACTCAGTAGTCGATTTTTTTGTTGTTTTAGGAGAGCAAATAAAACCTATTTGGGAAGATATTAAGCAATTTTTCAGTGATACTTGGGGAATTATTAGAGGGATTTTTGAATTAGCGCTAGCCTTGTTAGCTCCGATTGTTCAAGTGGGTTTTGAAGTTATTCAAACTATTATCAGTACAGTTTGGGAATTGATTAAGATAATCATCCAAACGGCTTGGACGATAATAACAACAATAATATCAACTGCTATTAATATTGTTGCGGATATTTTGAGAACTGTCACGGCAATTATTCAAGGCGACTGGCAAGGGGCTTGGGATGCTATCAAATCTATAGCCGAAACGCTATGGAATGCCATCTTGACTATAGGTCAAACCTTATTTAACGCTCTAAAATCAGCTATCGAAAATATCTTAAATGCAATACAATCTATCTGGAGTGCTGTATGGAATGCGGTTAGTTCTGTCACTTCGAGCATTTGGAATGCTATCGTGTCTATTATCAGCAATGCCATGTCAACTATGCAAAATGCTGTTAGCAATGGCATCAGTGCGGTAAAAAACTTTATCACAAACGGATGGAACTCTGTTGTTGGCTTTTTACGTGGCATTAATCTTTTTTCAGCTGGTAGTGCCATCATGCAAAGTTTTTTAAGCGGTCTAAAATCTATGTGGGGGGCTATCACTAGCTTTGTAGGCGGGATTGCCTCTTGGATCAAGTCGCACAAAGGACCTATCAGTTATGATAGACGCCTGCTTATTCCAGCTGGTAAGGCAATTATGTCAGGTCTTAACAATGGTCTATCAAACGGCTTCGGACAAGTTAAAAGCAATGTTTCTGATATGACTGATAGCATATCTAAACTTGTTGATGGTAGTTCGCTGTTTGATGCCGACATGAGTAGCACTATATCAGGGGCGGTGGCAACAGGTGTCGAAGTAGACCTTGGGCATCAGGCAAAGCCGTTGGAACTCAACTTAGAGCTAGGGAACAGAGCTTATAGTCTTTTTGTAGATGACATTACAGATAGACAGAGAGCTACAGCACGATTAACAGAGGTCTATTAATGTATGATTATGTAAATTTAAAAGGTGGTGCGAGTGTAACAGCTCGCTTGCCATCTGATAATATGTCCATAAACGGGAAACCACTTAATGAATTAATACCAGGGTATAGGCAATTACATGTGTCAGGGCGTGGTATTGTTGGCCAAGAGATTGAAACTATTGCTATTCCTAGCCGTAGGGGTGTTTACATTTCAGACATCCAGGACAAAGAAAGAGAAATTACAGTAACCTTTCAACTGACATCTGACAATTCAGAAGGTTTAAGGATAGCTTTTGCAAAACTGAACAAAAACCTAAGAGGTGAATTGTCTTTGACTTTTGCTGATGAAAAAGACTTTACTTATAAAGGATTTTTAAAATCTGCTCCTGACGACTCTGAACAGTCTCTAACGCTCGTTTCTAGCTTTACATTGCTGATTCCAGATCCATACAAAAAAGGAGCTTTAAGGACATCTAAAGGGCCTATAACCTTAGTGCATGCTGACAAGGTGCTTCCAAACAAAATTGTTTTACAGTCAACTGGAGGCTCAGAGATTAAAATAACAGCTGGTAGTGAAAGGATGAAGCTTAAGGGGCATTACGATAGCGGAGACAAAATCACTATAGAGTGGTTAGATGACGAAGTTGTTATTAAACATAACGCCAATTTAGCTTTATCAAATCTACTCCATTTATCTGTCCCAGAAGAATTTTATATTAAGAATGGAGATATCATCCAAGCAACAAACGCTGCTGTTGAAAGTGTTGAATGGAGGGATGAACAACTATGATTTATCTTTTTGACAGAGATGAAAAACTAATCAAAATCATCCGAAAAAATGCTTGTAAGTCAGTTATTCAAAAACAGACACTAACAGATACTAATTATGTATCTGACTTATTAACGGCGGAGTTAAAAGCGTTGCCCGACGATATCTTAGAACAATCGGAATATATAGCAGTGCCGACAAAAGAGGACAAACGAAAGTTCCACCTCTTTTTTATTGCGCGTGATGAAACCGAAGGCAACACAACGGTTTTGAGTGGCGTCCAATCAGGTATTGAAGAACTCAGAAAAGCAGTAGCAGAAAATAAAAGACCTAGAAAAAGAGATGCTAGAGAAGTTATCGAATATTTGCTTAAAGGCACTAATTGGCATGCTCGATACGTTGCTGAAACAGGGAAATCATCTTTTTGTCGAGATGAACAATAATGAAATAGGTGCTAGATACATTGATTTTAAAAAACGAATAGGTGTCGCCGAGGGTAGACGCGTTGTGTATGGGCATAATGCTCTAAAAATACTTAAGCAAAACGAAAAAGCAGAATTAATTACAGCTGTCATTGGTCGTGGGAACGGTCAAGAAGTTTCTTCTGCCGAGGAAAACGAAGGAGGTAAAGCAGGTTATGGGCGAAAGATAACGTTTAAAGACGTTGTTTGGAGCAAACCTGACAAGCCTCTAGATAAACCTGCTGGGCAACTCTATTTAGAACTGCCAGAAGCTACGGAAAAATTCGGCATTGCGGTAAAAGGCAAAAAAATGCCCAAAATTGGGGTTATTGATATCGATTCTGATGATCCAGAAGATTTAATCCAACGTTCTTATGAGTATTTGCTGGAACACTCAAGACCTAGAGCAACGTTTAAAACGACCTCTGCTTATTTAAAGGCAGGGATTGGGGATACCGTGAGAGTTGTCAGGAAAGATCGCAATCTTGATTATGAGGTCAGAGTTTTTGAAATAACATGGGATTTGTTAAATTACAAAGCTACAGACATAAAGCTGGGTGATAGGCTTAACACTTCTGACAGCTTAAAAAAATCTCAATTGCAGTCGCATTTGACAGATAGTATTTCGGACGCTGTATTTGATAGTCTTGGTCATTTTTTAAAAGATGAGTTACCAAGCGCGGGTGGATTTAACACAAACTTTTATGGCGAAAACGAACCTGATAAAAGCAAGGTAAAAATAGGCGACACTTGGTTTAAGCCTGATCCAGAGCATGAAGGACATAAAATTCTTTTGGTTTGGGATGGTGAAAATTGGGTTGAAATCATCAGAAGTTATAACCCCGATGTGGCAAAGACCGCAGTCGAAGAAGCAATAAAAGAAATTGAAAAAGCTAAAAAAGCGCAAGAAGAAATCAACCAGCGTACTGACAAAGAGCTAGACGAGTTTAGGAAAACTCTCAAAAACCTAGCTTTGCCAGAGGAAACCATTAAAAAAATAACCGAAGCTATCAAAGTTGATGACATCCCATCAATTAAACAAAGCTTTGATGACCTCAAAAACAAGGTCAGTGAAACGAGCGAGACATCCCGTCTAAACGCCGAAATTTTAGGGAATAACGGTAAGACCCGCTACAACAAAAACCTCTTGGTTGGCAACCCTAATCGTGTAAAAAACTATGATGAGGATTTTATCGAGCTTGAGGCTAACGATGGTGGATTTAAGCGTGGCGAGACGTACACAATCAGCTTTAGTCAAACGTGCGACTTACTCAAAAAAGTAGCTATCACGCTGACACAGGCTAACAACAAGGGAGTTAAGTTAGTGCTGACACCTACCAAAGCCAAAATGGATGTACAGACGTTTGAGGTCACTAAGGATAAACAGTCTATAGAGGTATATCCTTTAAGTTATACAGGCGTTTTAACTGGTGACTGGTATAAACCTAAGCAAATAGATTTAAACGCCTCAGACACGCAGAAATTGGCTCTTGAGATGGCTTATAAAGAGGTTGTGGATGGTAAGGATGCTGATTTAGTTTTGGACTGGGCGGAAA